GTGCTAGCTTATCCTTCTGGATAATCCAAACATCTTTGGCGCGGTTATGACGCGAAGGAGTGAAGCTAACGCTGCCCCAAGGTGTCATGTAAACATTTAACAAGTTTTCAACCTTGCCAGATGCGCCAGTGCTACGCTGGTTGTTGTTACCAGTAAAGCCAAGTGCTTTATTCATCTGGAATGTAGACAAGTAAACAGTATCAGGCTTACCACCTTCTGCCCAAATTTCCTGCATACACGTATCAAAGTCAGCTTGACTAAATACAGTTGCAGTGCCATCTGTACGAGCATCCGTACCGTTACCAGCAGGGTTAGCGCCGTTAGTACCTACGTTAGTTACGTTGGTCTTAACAAAAGCACCTAAGCCAGCTAATTCACGGGCAGTAGTAGCATTACCAGCTACGCGAGCATTGTTAGCGAACAAGGACATCTCAATGTCAGTCTTTTGTTCAGCAGCAATTTTCACGATTTGGTAAGACATCTCTTTACCACGACCAGCATTCTTAACGCTGTCATCCGTACCTGAAATTACACAAGCGTTCTTGAAGATCTGCGTGTAGTTTCCAAGGCGAGTTGTGGCTGTGATTGAATCACCCGAAGTGTCATTTCCTTCGATATGGGCGTTAGTTGCAATCGCTGCGCGATTTGCATCAGTTTGCCATTCGTGTAGTGTGTTGGTTGCCGATACTTTAGCAATAGAGCTAAGTAAAGGAGTTTCTTCTGGGGATACGTTGTAGATTACGTTAGACAAGTCTTCACGTATACCAACTGAATCGTAAGTATCAAATGTGTTTGCTGGTTGTGCCATGATAATTTCTTCCTAAATAATTTAAATTTAACTACTAAACAATAATGCGGCTGCGTCTGCTACGCTGCCCGATCTTTTCAATTGTGACATTTGCTTGCCTCGCTTTTTGCTATCAGATTCAGGCTGCTTTTTGGCGCCAGCTTTCATTAATGGTCGTGCTTTCTTCAGCTTTGATTCCACTGAAGAAGTACCTTCCATCATTTGGTCATACAACATGGCCTTGTGCAAAACCTTCATGGCCCTATGGTCGATTATAGAAGACATTTCCTCAGAGCTATACCCTTCGTTAATACCTTGCTTTAATAGACGTTCCTTCATCTTAGGCGCTTTTGCTGCGTCACCAAAATCTGGAATAGCCCGTTGTAGTTCTGTCATTTGCTCTTGCAAGTGGGCTTTACTAGCCTGTCCTTGCGCCTGCTGCATGGCTTGATGCTGCTGTCCTAATTGCTGCTGCTGGTGCTGGAACCTACCCATATCTTCACGGTAGTTAGCTTCTGCCTCAATGTACCCTAATGGGTCATCTGTCAGTTGCTCTCTTGTGGGTGGAATAGGCTGGGTCATCACACCTTGCTGCTGTACCTGTTGCATAAGCTGCTCAAGTTGCTGACGCTGTTGGTTTAGGCCGTTATAGGCTTCTTCCGCTTGCTTCCGCACCTCTGCTGCTTGCTTCATGCCCTTCTGAATATATTGTTGGCCTGAGTAGTCTCGCTTTAGATCATCTAGAGTTACTGATACGTCTTCCCCATCAACTTTGATAGAGTAAGTACTAGGCTCTGCTTGATCGGCAATTTCTTCTTCCGACTCATATTCTTCTTCGCCATCGTCTTCATCATCATCTTCTGCATATTCTGCATCATCTGAATCATCAACATCGGCTTCTTGTTCAACCTCCGCTTCTTCAACCTCTGCCACTTCGGTTTCGGTAGTTTCTACTTCGGCTGTCTCTGACTCGCTAGGAGCCATTAACGCTTCAACTGCGCTCTCAACGCTTTGGTTAGTCGTTTCCACGGTGCTATCCTATTTGCTGCGTTTGTCTTTCATAACCTCATTCGTTATTGCACTCTTGAGGATATGCTCAAACTGGGTTAATGCCTGCGTCATTGCATAAGCATCTTCTCTGGCTTCCGTATCGGCTTTACCAGATTTAAGGAACTTTTTTACTTGTTCCTGTCGGATTATATCAAATACTGTAGTAAAAGTATCATCTTTGAGTAAATGCTCGGCTTGAGACTTACTTATCATTGGACGTTACCCATGCGTGGTGCTGCTTGCATGGCCCTTACTCGCTCAACATCTACCGCACTACCATACTGTCCTAGTATCTTAGCAGCTTCAATCAGTAGATCTTGGTTCATTTTATCACGGCTAAGGTCATCGCCCTGCTGTAGCTCACGGTATTTAAGCTGCAACTCTGCCAATTCCTTACCTTGAGCAGACTGCATTTCAGCAGATTTAACCTGCATCTCAGCCTGCATCTTAACTTGGTCGCCCTGCATCTTACCCTGCATACGCATCTGATCGCTCTGAATTCTAGCTTGAGCCTTAATCTGCTCTGCCTGAATTAGCGCATCTGCCATTGGGTCGCCCTGCTCACCCTGCTGTGCTTCTTGCTCTTGCATCTGAGCCATTAACTGCTGTTCAGCCTCTGGCGTCATAGGTGCATAATAGCGGTCAGCATTCCTGATACCACTCAACGCAAGCGTATCTGCTAAGGTATTACGCATCTGTGTCATGCTTACTAGGCCGTTAGTAGGGCCGTAGGTCTGCCAGATCTGCTGCTGTGTCTGGAATGTTTGCATTAATGCTGCTGCTTTAACGTCTTCTTGGCCTGTTCCCAAACCTACGTTAATCTCCATATCCATCTCAATATCCCAAACACTTGGGTCTACTGGGACAAACTGCCCGTTCAGACGCATCATTTGCTCGTCAGGAGAGTTTTTAACGGCTACGTGTAACATTAGCTGGAATAACCGCTTAGTACCCTCAGCGAGGTTTCTAGCCATTACTTCAACTTGTCCTGCGCCAGCTTGGGCAGTTAATGCTGCGGCTGTTGCTGATGTGTTTTGTAGCATATCTGGGTTTAAGCCCATGCTCATCTTTGTAATGCCAGTTTTCTCTTCAACTAGCATATCTAGATACTGGAGCGCAGGCAGCGTTGAACCAGCTACGAAGGGAACCGTAAGCGGGTTAACAGAGCCAATCTGCTCAGATCGGATAATTGCACCAATCTCGTTGTTTAAAACATCGTCCATCTCAACCATGTCTTCGTTAACTTCAAGGCGTGGTGTGTTTACGAGTGCTACGTTGTCTAGTATTCCGCGTAGTACGCTAGTCGTAGTGTCTTGGTCATTCATTACCAATTCAGCTAGTGAGCGACCATAGAATGCGTGTGGCTCTGGGTCAACATGGAAGTCAGCAAAGGGAACCTTATCCCAAGGCTCCATGTCCAATACTTCGTATTCTGTACCACCACATAAGAACTTATGCAGTGTAGGGACGCCATCACCTTCTACGTCAATACGCATATAGGCTTCTGTGACAACAATGGTACGCATAGAAGGATCGTTAGTTATACCTTCTGCAGAGTCAACAGCGTCACCAAAACGTAATAACTTCTCTTCGTCACCTACTAAAGAATCGTCATCAACACCCGCTAAACCGTCAATAACGTCCCTATCGAATCCCATTGCTACTAAGTCGCCTGCACGTTTCTCAGTACGATGGCAGACAATATAGGCGTCATCTAGTGATTTAGCTGCACCGTCAATATAGAATTCTTCTGGTGGAATGCCCTCAATGACCATTTCACCTTCTTCGTACTTGTGAGAAATAACCATACTATGGGTGTTACGCTCAACCTGCATACCGCTTTCATCTACGTCAATCTCGACTTCTTGGCTATGCTCTACAACCTCAACACCGTCTTTATTAACTAGGATCTGTACTTCTTCGTCAGATAGGTTCTCGTAAGTGTATGATTTAGCAATGGTTTCTTCATTCCACCAAACCTTAGCCACACCTACTTTCTTAACCAAAGCATCATGTATTGCGTTGCTTAGGATCTTGTAACCGTTAGCTTTGTTGAATACCCAGTGTGTATAGGCTGTTGCTTGCTCTGCGTTAGCTACGTCTTCTGGGCCTTTAGGTGTGAATTCTACGAACTTGTCGTTAGACATAAACACACGCATCAAACTAGGTTTAGCGCCACGTACTACGTCACGCACCTTAGTAGATACGACCTTAGAGCGTCCATCTTCATGCTCTAAGTCTACAGCACCGTCAAAGTACCTCTGTGCGCGTTCACGCTGGCTTGATATGTCACTATCAACATAGTCAATCGCTGACTGTATAGCATCTTGGATTGCGCCTTGGATTTCGTCTTCTGACATCTTTGACATTACTTGTCCTCGTTAAGTTTTCGACCAGATACAACACTTACGCCTGCTGACTGAGACATTAATACCCTAGAGATGAATTCAGCGTTCTTGTCAGATAAGCCAATTTGTTTCTTGATTGCATTGTCCATAATTTTAAGCGCCCTTACCGCGTTTTCGCCACGCATCTCAGTAAGTGCCTTAATAACATCAGTATACATTGCTGACTCGCGTATTGCTTCACCTGAAGCGTTTGAACCAGTTAATAGCTTAACAGACTCTTTAATGGCTTCAAGAGGCTTACCCTGCTTAATCATCTGCCACGGCCCTTCATTAAGTATAGCCTTAGATGTGGTTTGGATTGCTTGGCGCTGTGCTGTTGCACTATTCTTAGCGACTGCTGCCCTTAGAGTTAAAGCGCGTCTAACTACCTCAAGCTCTTTTTGCATCTTCTCAACGCCCTTAGAGCCTATGATAAGTCGCATTTTAGCTAGGTTAGCCCTAGATGATAGATCTGCCAATACCTTCATGGCTTCTTTAACATCTGTGTCAGGCGTAGCAATACTAGACTTTACGTTAGCCAAAGTGTCATCAATGTGGTTTCGTACACCCAGTTTAGCAGCCTGCTTCTCAGCGTCAGAGGCGTTAACCATCTGCCTAGCGACCTGCTCACGGGTAGTTTTTGGGCTTAATAGCTTCATACCAAGGTCAAGCGCCTCGTCTTCTGCTATCTTATCACCACCTACCTTAACGGCAACATTGTACTCTGGAACCGCATCACCAATAGCTGTTTTAAGCTGACCTGCTAGCTTACTAAACCTTAGTGCTGTGCTTGGTAACGCACCTGTAATTGGGTCTTTTAGGTCATTAGCCATATTACCTAATGTACGCTTAATGTAATCAAGCTGCTGTACGTTAGGCATTTCAGAGAAGCTAATTGATCCATCATCGGCAATGGTCGCCATGATTTGTTTATTCTTTACGCCATCAGCAAGCATATCAGCGTTAGCTTCTTCTATTGCCTGCCTCATGTTCTTAGGTGATATTCTAGCTAACACCTCTTCAATGGCCCTACCTTGATCGCTAGCGTAGTCAATTGGCTTAGAGTAAGCATCGCCATACGCTTTAGTTCTTGCTGGGGCTGTACGCTGTGAGATTTCCTCTGAAGCTGTTCTCGCTCCCGTAGGGGCTGCTCCAAGCGTTTCATCCATTGTTTGACCAATGGTAGCACTAGCTGCTTCTGCTCTGTCGCTTACGACCTTTTGAGTGGCTTGTGTTGCTGTTGGGCCTGAAGCTGCTGCTGCGTCAATTAGTGCGTCTGCTGCTTGTCCTGCATCTGCAAGCATACCGTCCTTACCTGCAGCCCTGATATTAGCAATAGCATCGTCAATGTTAGCACCACTTGAGAATGCTTGCTTAACAACCCTAGCAGCCTCTATAGAGATGCCAAATGTCTTAGCGACTAGCTTAACGTCAGTCTCTAGTACGCGCTTAATAACGTCACCAAATACAGGCATAGAGGCGCCTAATACAGCCGCTGGAGCAGCACCCCACATTGCACCAGTTCTTGCTGACTTAGCTCTGTTCGCATAACTGCCCTGACCTTCGCCAAAGCCGTAAATACCGCCCTCAACACCACCAGCTACAGTACCCGTGAATAGTCCACGAATGATCTTCTGGCCCCTAGTGATACCTGCTACAGCGGCTGTTGGCCCCCACTTAGTTAATGAGGCTGCAATACCTACAGGTAGCGATGTAACAACAGCGCCAATAGTTTGCAGTGCAATACTCTCTGCAGGATTCTCAGCGTCCATAGCGCCAGATACGGCACGTACCTTACTACCTAGCTCTGGGCTAATGCCTTGTGCAAGCTCGTCAATGTAAGATCCAGCACCAATAGTACCTTCAGCGCCCTTTAGGAACCTAGCTGCTACTGGTGATTGGCTGATAATGTCTTGGTTCTGTTGAGATACTGCTTGATCGGTAGGTTGAACAAAGTCATCACCACCACTCTCACGAAGCATTCTCTTTACGTCATCTTGGTTTGTCGTGCTGTAATCTGGTGAAGAATAGCCTATTTTACCACCACCAAGGCGATAGAACTTACCACCCTCTGCAGTGGTTTTAATGATACTTC